TCATAGAATCCATCAGACTCGCCGCATGATGAGCAGAATCGAAGGCCTTTAAACCTATTTGCGAAATCTGCACCGTGCGCACAATCGGTTATCGCGTCACAGTTCAGGCATCGGCAGTTATTTGCGTAGGGCACTAAGGGTTCTCCGGAGAGCTGATAGCTGCGTCAATGGCTTCCGAAGCTTCGTCACCACACAGCAGATCGCCAAACCCGCGACCGTCCTCATAGATCACGTAGAACCCTGCTGTCGGACTGTGATCGTCGGAAATCTCAGACTGCATAAGAAACCGATACCGCTCAGCATCCTTGCGCAGAGATTCGTTCTCGGCGATCAGCTCCAATATGGCAGCAGGATTAGCAGCAGCAACATAGGCAGCATTAGCTTCAGTCGTGATCCTGCATATTGGCGGCATCCAGACATCGGACTCAGGCATGACGAAAACGGCACCAGCGGCACTATCCTCATCATCCTGCTCGTACCATGGACCCGGCGTTGCATCCATGGCGCGTTTCTTCAACTCGCAATAATCACTCATACACCCCTCCAATAACTAATTTTCACCTTAACTGCAGGCATTAAATAAACGATTGCGAACCATGTGCAAGCTAGGATTGGCATAGAAGTTTCGCTCCCATTTCGCCGGCAGCCTTGACGATAGCAAACCTCACTAGCTCACTCCTATCGTGACGCTCATAGCTGTGTGCGTGAATCATGTTCTCTGTCTCGGCATATCCCTGGTACGTAGCAACCGTGCAATGACCGAACTCGACAGTGATGCCTAGAGACGCTGCCAGCTCGAACGCATCAGCCGAACTAGTGCCAGGATCCCACCTCCGCAATATAGCCCCATCCTTAACCAGATAATGGCTACCGTCTGGATCGGTGAAAAGGTCATGCTCGATGGCGAAGGCTGCGTTTTTTAGGGTTGTGGTGGAGACGGTCATGGTTTCACCTTAAGGCCTGCGGCTTCGATTGCAGTCTTGGCTTTAAGCAATCCGTCTGCCTGACCCTGATCAAAGTAGTAGTCAGCCTGTGATGCCGCCTCATTCGTTGAATACACGTTGCCGCGAGGGATTATCAGAGTTATGGCATCTCTTGATGCCTGCCATGCGAGCCATGCGGTATGGACTTCGATTTCGTTGTAGCCTTTGCCGTCCGCATCCTGATGTAGTTGCGACTCTTCGCCGAGGCCTAGCCACGCGCTGGTGATCGCCCACGCCTCAAACTCTTCGCGCGTTTTATCGATATGCATACACCCTCCAAATTTCCCGCAAAAAGAAAGGCTCACATTAGGAGCCTTTTGGTGGTTTTGCAAGAAGTATTCAGTAATATTCTTTCGGTCGGCGCTCTAGCGAATCACGCCAATTGCCAAGGATCTCGCCACGAGAAAGACATTTGCCATGCTCCGGCTTGACGATGACCTTTACGCTGAAGTCTGTTTTCTTGATGTGATCGCTAAGGTTCCAGCCATAAGTCACGCCAAACCATCTGCCGTCCGGACCTTGGAATATCTGCGCCCACTTGTGCGATGCCCAGCTTGGCTTGCTCATGGCTTTCTATTCCACAAGGCATCCACGATTCCTAGCCCACTGATGATAACGCTCAGATTTATTGATGTGATAGCCAGCATTTTAATATCTCCTCCAAGCCACGATCCAACGACAAAGCCAGAGCTAACGATCAGCCATGCGAGCATTACGAACCTCATCATCGCAGTATTTCCCGTGCAAGGATCTGTATTGACGACCACAGCTCGCTAGAAGGTCTTTGCTCGTACTGGCCTAGCATCTTGGCTAATCGCACTCCAGCGGGCTTGTGGGTGTCTTCATGCGTGCGGATGATTGGAGCGTCGATGTGGCTGATCACGGTTACAAGCTCAAGCTGAGGAGCGTGATCAGCAGGTCGCCAATGCTTATCCGGTCGGCATTCAGAATCTACAGGCTTCGGATCTGCGAACACTCCATATTCTCTTACGCTCATTTCTTCTGCTCCATGATTTGTTTGGCGCGGTCAAGTACTTCATCTGAGGATGGAGTGTAAAACGCAGCAGTCATCCATTCAAGTTCGTCCACCAACTCTTTTATGAGCCCTGCGTACAAATCAGTCGTCTCCTGGCAGCGGGTGAAGGTGTCGAGTCTAGTATTGCGCTCGTCGGCATCGTAGTGGCTAATAGAGTCGTTATGTTCTGGTGCGTATCGTCCAGACTCTTGATGCCAGTAAATGCTAGAAGGCACCGGCCAAATTTCCTCGAATCTTGCGCGTGTGTCGTTCATATATTCATTCCGTGACTATTAGTAATGTTTTGGTCACAAAGGCGACTATCGAGTCAGCTTTTGACTATCTTTTTGATCTTCTTAAGCTTCTTGCGCAGCTTTGTGATGAGTTCGCCGTTAGCCTGAGCCATACCCTTGTTGGCCTGCCATGTGTTGTGCAGTGTGACAACCAGCGCCTGGTAATTCGTCAGATGGTGATCGTTGCAGTCAGTTGCGTCACATATGCCGTCACCGAAGAAGCCAACGTAATCGCGCCACCCAAGCATCACAGGCGGATCAGTCAGCGCATTGCCGTCTTTCTTGTATTCGTACATGGTCTAACCCTCAGTAGAAGTCAACAAATAAATCCCCTTTCTTCCCAACCTCGCAATCTTTCTCGATTGGCGAGATGAGTACGCCTAGGATAGCGCGGTGGTCGTCGAAGCCTGTGGCTAACGGTAGGTCTCCATGCTCCTCGTAGGCTGCCAGGAGGATTGGGAGTAGGTCGGTTAGGGTCATTTGGCAAACATCCAAGGCTCGGTCTTCATAGTCGGGATCGTTTCCCAGTTTACGTACGGTTCAATGTACAGCGATGTATCTGTGATCTGCTCGCCCTCAATGAATAGCACAACAGCGTCACGAGAGAAACTGATTGAGTGAATTTCTTCTGCGGTCATCCCATACCAGTCACCCTCGACATAACGAGTGCTCTCAGGCAGGTACATGGCGCGACGAGTCTTCATGGTTTCGTATTTACCCGGCGATCCAAGGTATTTGGTTTCAGTGACTTGGTAGTCGTCGCCAAGGCCGGTCTCTATGAAAAGAGTGTTCGTTACAGCCCCTTGCAGAACCAGACACTGGAAGTCGAATCGGTGGCTGTGTGGCGTGATGATTCCAGTGCTAGCACGAGTATTACGGAACAGGCGAGTCGTCGCGCCTACCAGATGGCTCTCAAGGCCAGCCAGAATGTAGTTCTTGAGCGGAGAGTGTGACAACCCCTCTAACGCCTCCATGTCGATATTCTTCATAAACCCCTCCACCCAATAACGTTAAAGGTTAACTGTTCTCTGGAGAACTATTTGCGCGAGTCGATCAGTGCGTCGGCAGCACATTCGCAGGCGCCGATGTCGTGTGATTCTTCGCGAATCGTGGTTAGTGCTTTACGTAGAATGTCACGCTCATTTTCGGCAACCGCTCGCAACTGATGTGGAGTCTTACCTGTTTCGCGCTTGACCGTGACAACGATCTGCCCAAGATCAGGATATTTCCCGCTTTCGAATGACAGCTCGATGTAGTTTTCAGCTTGACTTGTGAAAAGCTGCTCACCAAATACATCAGCCATGATCGCGCAGGCTCCGCCCTCTAGTCCGACGGTCATGCCGCCATTATCAGGAATGATGCCGGTCAGCATGGTCTGGCTAATAACCTTTTCTGCTAACAAGCCCCTGATGCGCTCGTTCTCTTCCATTAGCCGATTAACGTCATCGTGATACTCACCGCTTAACTCAATCATTTCCCACCCTCCGTAAATGTCTGCTGATTATGGCTTAGGTGCTGGGAGAGTCAAGCAATACATTCAGAAATATGCACAACAACCTTCCCTCCTGGAACCTTGTGCTTACGGATAACCCTGAGATCGTCTATAAGCTCGTCGTCGCTCCAGAATCCTGCCTTGGTTATGGAGTCCTGCAATGCCTTGAGAACGCCGTCCAGATCTCGTTTGCGGAGGTCTGGGGGGTAAACGTCCACTACCATGCATATACGAAAGTCGATTGGCTCAACTTTTCCAATCACCTTGGCTACCTCAATGGCGTACTTCCTCCCCTTGGCGCTGATCATTGTTCGGCCTGATCCGCCAATTGTCACGGTCCGGTAATAGGTGTTGTTGGTCGGCGGGTATGGCAGTTCAAGCACGATCAAAAGGAAAACTCCCATTCGGCCACTTCGCGGCGCTCGATCCTTGCGAACTCAAGCCTTGGCATCTCCAGGAGCTGAAAGTCTGACCACTCTCGAATAGTCTTGCCAGTGCAGCCGCATTCCCACCCATCGCAGCATTCGTACTCGTCAGGGTCTTGATTGAATGCAGTCCACGGCTCAGGACCCAACAGCTTCATGAATCGCTTAGCCGTAGCTTCCTTTGCGCAACGCTTGATACGCTTCCGGCACCCTTCGCGCTGGTAGACGACTCTGTATTCGTATTTCATTTCTTCACCTTCAGCAATAAATTCAGTTGGCGCCGGGTTTCGGCTTCGATGTCGGGTCTAGCCTTGAGCTGTGTTTCCGCCCAGAGTCGAGTCTTGCCCGACTTCAGCCCCAAATAGATCTGGTTGGCGTGCTGGTTGGCTGCCTTCCATCTCTGGAGACATTCCTCTTTGTGGCTCTCGATGGTCTCGCGCTCGGCAGTCGAAAGGGTTGCCAAGTTGAGAGAGCCAGCAGGTTGCGCAAATGTAGTCACTTTCGTTCTCCATTAGAACCCATCCTTCTTCCAATTATTCCCGCCGCTATTCTTAGGAGCCGGCTCTTCCTCGTCCCAGCCCTGGAATACGGCAGGGTCCAGCTTCGTAAACCTGGAGTACTTGCCCTGGAAAATGCTGAAGAACGTCTCAGGTGAGCACTCTCGAGCAGCTCCAATGATGATCTCGGCAATACCCTTGCGATCAGTATCCGGATGATAAACCTCGTCGCGGTAGACAAAGATGATCATGTCAGCATCCTGCTCGAGCGATCCTGAGTCGCGAAGGTCGGACGGCACAGGTCGTTTGTTGGGGCGTTGCTCGAGCGAACGGTTTAGCTGTGAAAGGAACAGAACAGGAACATTCAACTCCTTAGCCATAAGCTTGGCCTGCCTCGAGATTTCCGTAATCTTCGCCACTTGGTTGTGCTTCGGATCGTCGGCGTTCAGAAGGCCGAGGTGGTCGACCATGATCAGATCAAGCCCATCCTTTCGCTTCTTGCGTCGTGCGTCGGCTCGGATCTGCTGCATGGTGTAGCTTGAGCGATACGAAGCATCAAAGCTCGAGTCTTTCATCTTAGATACAGCGGCCATCAGTTGCGCAGAGTGATCCGATAAAGCCGAGCCGTCCTTCATGGCGTCAAGCGGGATAGTGGCCTCGGATGCCAATACCTTGTCCATCACCTGCTTTTCGGTCATCTCGAGGTGATACATCATCACCTTTTTGTTTTGACGGAAGGCAGCATGCTGGCACCAGCCAATAGCTAGGGTTGACTTACCCATCTTCGGACGGCCTGCAACCAGATACAGCCCACCGTTCTGCAATCCGCCTGTGTGGTTGTCGAAGTCCTCATGCCCAGTCGCAATACCCGTCACGGCATTGTCACCAGCAAGACGAACCTCGAGAACGTCCATGTGCTTTACAAGAGAATCGAAGATATTTACGGTGTCTTTCGTCGCAGTCTCAGTATCCAATCCGAGAATGGTTGTCTGCACCCTCGAAATTTTATCCTCGGTTTGAATGGTGCTGTGTGCAATCTCGTTAATTTCTCGAGACGCTTCGATCAAGCATCGATCCATCGCCCGCTCTCGAACGATTCTAGCGTATTGCTCGGCATTGGCAGTACTAGGCGTGCCCTTCTGTATTTCTGCCGTGTAGGCGAAAGCTGGCTCGCCACTATCAAATGTGCCGATGTGATCGCCGACCGTCAAAAAGTCGATGTGACGGTTCAGCGAATTAAGCTCGAGGATCGCCTTGAATACGTCGGCGTTATCCTGCCAATAGAAATCCTTGGCGGATATGTCGGCGGATAACAGGTCGATCATCTCGGGAGCAATCATCATTGCCCCCAAGACGCTCTGTTCCGCCTCTAGGCTAAAAGGATCTCTCATTGGTCCGCTCCGTGTAATTATTTTCCGATCTTATGGCTTGAAAGATCCGATAGCAACCTATTTTTGCTTTCGGTTTGATTCACCCATGAAAAGCAGACCGATACCTCCATCCTCCCGCAGACGGTCATAGCAGCGCTCACCGATAGCTTCGGAAATCTGCGCCAGGCCAAGGTTTGAGATTACGATGGTCGGGAACATGCATTCATAGCGGGTGTTGATCAGGTTGAAAATAGTCGCCATCTCAAACTCAGACTGTTTGGTCGTGCCAACCTCATCAAGAATCAGCAAGTTCGGATCTGTCATCTCATCCATTACGTGCTGATCAGTCCGTTTTGAGTCGCCGCCATAGGTCGCTTTCATATCCGACAGAAGATTGCTTACGGTCGTATAGCGAACGGTAGCCCCAAGGTCGGCAAGCACTTGCTTAGCAATTGCTATGGCTAGGTGCGTCTTGCCAGTTCCAACGCTGCCGGACATGATCATGCAGCGACCAGCTTTGAAGTGGCCTTCAAACCCGTTAGCGTAATCCTTGCACGCCTGGAAATTTCGAGCCCTCGAGTCCGTGTCCTTAGCATAGTTTTCGAAGGTCTTATCGGAGAAGCGTCGAGGGATCATGCAAGACTCTGTGCGCTCGCGTAGGTCGCGCAATTCTTTGGCCGCTACCTCTGCATCGACTTTTTCTTTCTCTGCCTTTGCGGTGGCTTCTGCTTCGCATTTGATGCATCCGCCGTAGGTCTTCCCGCTGTCACTTGAGGCTTGCTCGCTTTCCCCGTGAATTTCGCAGTGGACATCACGTTTAACGAATCTAGCAACCCACTCATCAAAATTGAATGATGCTTTAGAGGATGACATTTCCGCGCTCATCAAAATTTACTCCTGCTGTGTAATCGGCTTGGGCGAACCCGTTGTGTTTTTGTTGTGCTGCTGGTGACACTTCGTCTTCCCATCGCTTGCCGCGTATCCAGCTCCCAGCGAGTGGCACGTACTTTCCGTTTTCCTTCTTCCAGTCTTGCGTAGCTGCTTGGACTGACAGCGCGCCAATGATGCTCGAGAAGAACTCATCGTTCATCTTGAGCTTCGACCATGCCTTCTCTGCATCAGCCCTTGATTTCTTCTTCGGATACGGCTTCCAGAACCTTTCGAAGTAATCCGTCTTGATCACCTCCTTGACCAAAGGCTTTTTATTATCTGTATCTGTATCTGTATCTGTATCTAGGGCGTTACTTTTTGTTTCTGTAACGTTTCCTTTCTGTTTCAGTCGCTCTCGATAAGCTGCAACCCGCGAAGTACTTGAGTCCGAGATGTATTGACGCTTGTCCCATGCACAAGGTTTTGAATCATCGTCGATCATTCCTTTCGACATCAATGTAGCCTTCGTGACCATCCATTCTTCGTCTGTAACGCGCAACTGAAACGCTACCTCCTCATCATGTAACGTTACATTGTCGTTACTGCAACGCATGCAAAGCAGCATTACGTAGCGACGCTGATTGACCTCGGATAGCATCTGCACCTTTGGGTCAGTAGCAAACTCGGAGTACATCCGAAACCATGCGTTAGCCATTACTTGTCCTCGAAATAATCACTGAGGGCCTTGACCACCTTATAGGTAGGGTTCGCTTCTGGCGTGTCGCGGATCTGGCGGATGGTGTTGTAGTGAAGCCCAGTAGCTTCTGCTACTAGAGGTACGCGTCTATCCTTTAGCTTTTCTCGGATCATTTCCAGTGTAAGCATTTTTAAGGCCTTTGTCATTTGGCTACATCGGGATGGCAAGCATACCACAACAATTTCCCCCGTGCTGCCGAATTTATCCCTTGACTGGAATCGCCAGCCGGGCTAAGGTTCGGGTTATAAATAGAGCGGAGGTGGTTATGAGTAACGAATGGAAGGTTGTTCCGGGTCACTATCCTGGATTTTTGAATATTGTCGGCGCGTCGTTCACAGTGAGCATTGTCACAACTGCAACTGATTTGAGTTTTGAGGATTTCTGTAATCGCACCAGAGATGCGCATATCATGGCGGCGGCAAAGGAGATGCTTCTTGCTCTGCAAAACCTTGAGAATGACGCAGGCCAGATTCCTGATCATGCGTGGCAGATGTGTCAGCGGGCGATTGCAGCAGCAGGAGGCAACACAAAATGATGCGCTCATTCGATCTAGTAGGAACAATACATGGTCGCGAGTACAGTGATCACGGCGAGTACGTTACCTCTGATGACTATTACCATCTGATGCTGCATGGTGAGGCTGTTGCGCGGCTGAAGCTTGGACTTGAGGAAGAAAACGAGCAGTTAAAGAAAGAGATCGCTGAAATGAAGGCAGGCATTGATCCGAAATGGGGTCTGATGGATCAGTCAATCCTTGTTAACTACCTACGAGAGCAAACAAATTTCTGCGCTGAGAAGTTTGACGGAATGATCCAGTTCGCCGTTGACGCAGCTAACCGAGAATACAAATGACCTACCGCGACGCACTATGGTCCGCCATCATCGGCGAGGCTGACAAGTTTGGGCATCGGATTACCAAAGCGAAACGTAAGAAATATATGAACTTGGTTGAGTGCTGGAGGAAGGCGCAATGAGCAGCACGGAAATCATCGTACAAGAAGCGCAGAGCCAGTCGGCAGCAGCAGCGCACTCCATCCTGACAGCGGTAGAGCGCCTGGTAGAGAATCCAAACGTCAACATGGAAGCGCTTGAGCGCATGATGGATATGCAGGAGCGAATCCTGAACCGTAATGCTCAGGTTGCATTCAATGGGGCAATGGCACAGATGCAAAGCGAGCTACCAAGCATCGCAGAGCGCGCCAAGGGTCACAACAACAAATACGCGACCTACGAAGACATTAATGATGTCGTCAAGCCGATCATGCAGAAGTTCGGTTTTGCCATGTCGTTCAAGGTTGAGTTCATCAATGAAGGAGTCAGCATCTCAGGCGTATTGATGCACAAGGAAGGTCATCGCGAGACGAGCACCCTGATTCTTCCTAGCGACACGGCTGGTGGAAAGAATGCCGTGCAGGCTGTAGGCAGTTCGATCAGCTACGGCAAGCGCTACGTGATGTCTGCAATGCTCAACATCACCACTCGCGGTGAAGACGACGACGGTTATGCAGCGGCTCCAGTTTCGACAGTAACCGAGGTTCAAGCTGGTCAGCTTCAAGCGCTTCTTGCTCAGTGCAAGGAATCTACTGTCGCAGGCTTCACGAGCATGTACGGTGACGCAAGCTTGATCAGTCGCGCAGACTTTGACAAGGTTCAGGCCCAGCTCAAGAAAGCGGCTCAGCGCGATCAGGAGGCTTAACATGGCACTGGTCATTCACGACCTAGAGCAAGGCTCTGATGAATGGCTTCGCGCACGTTCTGGCATCGTTACGATGTCAGAGCTTGAGGCGATCCTGACTCCGATCAATGTAACGGCTTACCAGTTTGGCGAAACCTTTATTGAGTTCGCTGGTGGCGATTACCTTGCAGAATCAAAGCTGTCTGGCTATCTTAGCCTTGGCGAGCCTGTCGTTTTGAAATCTGGCGAGAACAAAGGGAAGCTGAAATCTGTTCGCGTTAGCTCTGATGTGCCGGGACTTGTCTGGACGGCAGACGACAGCTCAGGTATGGGTTCTGGAGCTATCACCTACATGTACAAGCTGATAGGCGAGCGCGTGACCGGCAAACCTGTGGAGACTGCCAATACATGGCAGATGCAGCGCGGCCACGAACTTGAGCCTGTAGCGCGTGAGTTGTACTCGATGCAGACTGATAACGAATCTGTGATCTGTGGCTTTATGACCAATCACGATTGCGGGTTTAGCCCCGACTCGCTTGTTGGTCTTGATGGGATCAGCGAGATCAAGACCAAGGAGCCACATCTACAGGCTGCGCTTCTGTTCAGCAACGAGGTTCCTAGTGAGCATGTCGCTCAGGTTCAAGGCGGTCTATGGATCAGCGGGCGCGAGTGGTGCGATTTCGTATCTTATTGCCCAGGTATGCCGCTTTTTGTGAAAAAGGTGTTTCGCGATGAATCGTTTATTGATAACATCGCGTCCAGAGTGAACAGATTCTACACAGAGCTTGATCGTCGAATGAAAATCATCGTAAACAGATAGGAAGACAGCATGAGCCAGCAATACGATAACAACCTGACAGGCGTACTGTTCAAGAACGATAAGGGCGACAACGAAAAGCGCCCTGATTACAAGGGTAGCGCCGAGATCGAAGGTGTTCACTATTGGGTTAGTTCTTGGATTCGTGACGGCGCCAAGGGTAAGTTCATGTCGATGAAGTACGAGAAGAAGGAGCAACAACAATCTGGTAGCGCGCCATCTCCAAAGCCAACACCAAAAGATGACATCGGCGACCTCGATATTCCGTTTTGATCTAACCACGCCGCCCCGCTAACCACGGGGCAATCCACTAACAGGAGATTGTTCAAATGACCTGGATGCTAGACCTATACAAAGAACTTGGGCGCCCTACAATTGAGGTAGTCCGTGAGCTGTTGGAACAAAACAGCATGCAGGTATCTGCTGAGATTGTCGGAGTATCACCTGCAACACTGAAGAAATACGCGCTTGAGAAGGGTCTAAAATGGGTTAAGCATCGGCAATGTCCAGATAGATTGCCTAGACCGATTGGTATTGAATACAAGAATTCTCACATGATCGAACACGATGGGCGCCGCATGTCACTGGCCGACTGGTCAAGAGAGTGCGGAGTTCATCACAAGACGATCCTTGATCGATTCAAGAAGGGCTGGACGGTAGAGGCTGCACTTACTACTCCACCACGCCGAAACACGCTGAGGGTTTGATATGCGCCGATCAATCGTAAGCGAGGTGGAGAACGAGTACGGCGAACCATTTTGGGATGTTGTGCGTGGGTTTGCTGCTGACGGGCACAGCATCCATGCGACTGCTGGCCTTCTTGGTTATGCGAGCGACACACCGTTTCGCCGAATGATCAAGCGTCACGGAGTGCAGATCAAGTTTGCATCTGCTCAGGACTCGGCATTCCAGGCCGAAGCTCGCATTGATCGTCGAGGCAAATGCACGGCTGGACAGAGACAAGCCGCGCACGTGGCGTCACTTGCTAATCCAAGTTACAAGCGCGTAGAGCTATTCGGAATTACCGACACGCTGGCAGGGCACGCAAAACGGATTGGCCTATCACGCTCAACAATGTACAAGCGTTATGCGCGAAGGCCGGATGACCTTGAGTACGTATTTTCGGTAAAGTCGCATTACGTCGCTCCGCCTAAAGGAATGGGGATGCAGGCTAAGGAGTTCCGCGCTGTAGTCCACGGATGATGGATTGAAGCCCTGAAATCTGAGCCTCCTTTACTTCAAGGTTTCGTCGTAGGGCAAGATAACTTGATTCAGCAGTTCTATCGAGGACTGCTCCTTTGTTAGCATCCACTCCGGAACCACTGGCAACTGGCACACAGGTTGCTGCGATACGCAGCCGCTTAGTGCCAGCAGCGAGATCGCTAGCAAGCTGCTCAGTTTTAGCCTTTGCATCCGATAATTCCTTGCTGGCCTTTGCGTCAGCTTGAGTTACGACGATTGATTGCTCTAGTACGGTCTGCGCCTTCTCCTGAGCCTGATGCAGCTCAATCCTCGACACGCTAGCATCATGCCAAAGCCAAACGACTAACGCGCCGCACGCGATGCCTGAGAGAAAGCGCCACGGAATCCAGAGTGGCATTATGATTCACCACGGAACATTTTACGCTCAGCTTCACGCCGACGAATCAGGCCGTTCATAACCTTTCCGTCGTTGAAGATCCACTTACCGAACTGAAGCGCTGCATTCGAGTAGTAACCCTCGTTAAGCATCTTCATCAGAGTAGACGACAGGAAATTAGCCAGACCTACGTTGTAGGCGAACGAAACCAGCGCATCAAACTGGTGCTGCTTCAGGTCTACACTGACTGCCTTGGATACGCCAATCTCGAACCGAGAAAGGTCTTTAGCGAATCGAGCGTCTGCCTGCTCTTTTGTCCACATCATCCCAAGCTTGATATCTGGACCTGTTGACCCCCATCCAATCGTTACTGGCTTACCGTCCTTGCTACCAGGATCAGGATAAGCTTTCAGCCGCAACGACTCGAAGCTATGGATTAGGTCTATGCCAGCCTTTGAGGTTTTCATTTATTCTGCTCGCGAAAATATATTCCTATTTTATCCGATTTCGATTGCACGAAAGGAACTAAACGGATTACACTTCTCCAAAGCCAAAAGGAGCAGTACCTAATGCACACGCAGGCACAGAGCAAGTTCGTTAAAGAGATCCATCGTTGTATTTCATTCGCTGACGACAAATTCCAGCGCTCCCGCACTAGCGAATACAAGCACATCTTCGGAATGCTTCGTGGCGCCCTTCTGATGGGCCTTCATTACGAGATGTACTCGTCGCTGTACCGTCATGTGTGGGAATGCAAATTCGACAATGACGCGGTAGACATGGAAGATCCAGAGCAGGCTGAATTGGATATGGAGGATTGACATGAAAGGTGGAATTATCATCGCGCTTCTTGTAATCGCATTTGTAGTTACTGGTCATATGAATTACCAAGACGGCCTAAACGATCAATCAATGAAGTGCAAGATGATCTCCGAGAAGACTTGGCCGAATGTTGATTCTTACTTTGAGCGTGTTTGCAAGCCATAAACGGAAAGGAGTTTTGGAAATGAGTGAAGTGAAACGGTATGACTGCACCAATGGCAGGGCGCAGCACTGCTATGGCTGCTACCAGATGACAGAGACCGAGCATGGCGCATGGGTTCTAGATATTGACTACGATGCCGCCCAGATTGAGCTGGCTGCTTTGCTGGAAGAGCTGGCGACACAAGATCGCGTTCTGCGCTCTTTAGTGCCGGATGAGCACAAGTCTTGCACCTCGCCAGTTGGCGCAGTCCAGAACCATATCGGCGATCTAGAGCAGCGCCTTGCGGACGCCGAGCGGCGGAATGCGCTGGTCGAATCCTTGTTGCGTGAGTCGCTTGAAGAAGATGACGGCACAAGTGATTGGTTTCATCAAGTAATTTCAGCTCTACGCGATAGACCTATCGACGCCGCCCTCACCAAACCCGAAGAGGCTAAGTCATGAGCAATCAACAACTTCAAATCCTAGCGCTGATCATGGCCTCTAACGCCAGAGTTCTTGGCATGCAGGCTGAAAACCAGTTGCGCGCCGCGATTGATGAATCGCCTGCATACGGCGAAGGCCATTTTCAAGAAGAGGCTCAGCACCTAGAACACCTCTCTGTACAGGCGATCAACTCATGAGCGAATTTGTGCTGGTGAAGCGGGAGCTTCTGGAGCGATGGGTAGATAACACCGACTTCTTTGAGCATCTTGAGCGACATTCGATGCCTGAGATCGCCGAAGCAAAAGAGGAAGACATCAGGATAACTGACGAACTCCGCGCCGTTCTCGCTCAGGAAGCGGGGCCGGTCGTCGAGCGGCAAGAGCCGGCGGCGATGTCATTCGATTTTGAGCATCCGTTCAGCAACGAGAAAAGGACTGTCACGCTGACGAAGCAGGATGCTTTTGACGGCATGGAGGACTTCTTTTACGACAAGCTTGGAGAGCAAATTTGCCAGTGCGAATCAGTAGGCGAAACGAATGTTGTCGACTGTAATTGCGATGAATACGTACACGACTTCGAAATAGTTACCGCCTGCCTCGACAAGGTCAAGGAGCTGAATCAATGAGCGATAAACAGATACCAATCGCCTATATGCGAAACGAAGGATCGCCAAACAATCTGGTCAAATGCACGTTTTCTTGTGAGGGTGCTTTTGGTGTTTATGCGCACTCGTCTAAAGATACGGATCGTCTTGACTGGATTGAAAGACACGATCCTGATATTAGAAGTGATATAGATACTGATATGGAGCAAAACCATTGGCCTACATCCTAATCACCTCAACCATAATCCTATTTTTATCAGTATCAATTGGAAATCACGCAAAGAAGATTGACGATGACGAAAAGTGCGGCTAGTCTGTATGCAGAAGGAATGCCGATTAAGTTGATAGCTAGAGAGCTTGGAGTATCTAGTACAGCGGTAAGTCGGAATTTGCTAGCAGATCCAAGCTATTCGCCATGCAGGCTCGGAGGCACTAGAATAAGCAGGCAGAACTCAGATGCAGCTAGAGAGTTAGAAATTGCTGGAAACTCTTGGCGCTCAATAAGCCTAGAGATAGGAATAAGCGCTAACGCACTAAAGAGGGCGATCAAATATTATGCAGCACAAGATTCTATCTAACCACGCATATCTTGAAGGAAAGGTTGCGTTTCTGGAGAATAAACATGAATGTCCGTATCATCCAGGACCAGAGAAAGGAATGTGGTTGGCTGGAGTTGCAGAGATGCGCGAAGAACTTAGAGCTCTCAGAGAAAGTTTGCAGTTGCAAGCACGAGCTAGGTGAGACTGGCGCAATCTTTCTGAGAAGTTACGGTGTTCTGTATTGCAATGAATGTTCTGGACTTCAACCAATCAAGCACGAGATCAGATAATGAGCCAACGAATCAAACTAAAATTCTTCCCGTTTCCTGACATGGTTGCGGATCTTGTAGTTAACTTGGCCGAGGCTGGATTCAATATCGAGATGGCACCTTGTGATGGAGAGGATTTCAGCGTTCTGATTGCCGAGCGTGTTTATGATGGTGAAGATCAAACGGTGCTGCCAGATGGTCCGACCATCCACTAAAAGAAACCCCGCCTTGTGAGCGGGGTTTTTGTTTTATGACAGGCTGATATCGCTGAATCTAATGGTTGAGTTAGGTCCTAGATTAATTCGTATAACACCACTTGA